GCTCTTATCATAAATCTCGACAAAAAAGAGTATGCATGTGTTAATGAATTTCAGATTGTAGGCGTTATCCCAAAGAACGCGTAATTGATGAACGGGACAGTCACTCTCCCGCTAAAAGACTTTGATGAGCTACGAAGCTCAAGCAAAGACTCACAGGATATGCAAAAAAAACTAAAACGAGCCGCTAAGGAGATCGAGGTTTTTTTGTCCTTTCTGTGTACACGGGAAAATATCCAGATATACGTGGATGAGTTTAACAATCAGTCTTCTCAGGCTACAATACGCATTGTAGACGGGAAAGCCAAAGTGCAAATCAATGAAAACACTTAAGATAGAAGTAAATTCTACACTCAAGTATCTACAGGTATTTAACGGCATACTAGAGCTTACAGACAAGGAGCTATTAGTGCTATCTAAGTTTATAGACCTGTCAGACACAGTAAACCTGTGCTCTACAGAAAACAAAAGAGTTGTAGCAGACAGTTTAGCTATTAAAGATTACAATACGCTAAATAACTACGTAAAGAAGTTAAAAGACAAGGGTGCTATTAGAAAAACAAAAGATGGCTACAAACTGTCTCAGATACTAATACCTCAGAAAAACATTAACCTGCAAATATTTTATACAAATGAGTAAGCTATCAATAAGGCAAATGCTGCTAAACTTCAAAGATGAAATTATACGATATGCTAGAGCAGGAGCTCCACATGTATCAGATGCTGAGTATGAAGCTAGGCTATGTACGTGTGCAAGTTGTCCTCATCTAGAAGAATATAGGTGTGGGATATGTGGATGCGTAATAGAAGAAAAAGCAAAATGGGCAACGTCTAATTGCCCGGATAATAGATGGGAGGATGAAGGAAAAAATAATAATTCAGAAGCTAGCCAGTGAACACAATCTACCTCTGCACAAAGTAGAAGAAGCTGTGTACTATCAGTTTAAATACGTAGCAGATGTAATGCGTGCAGGAAATTTTGAGGCAGTCCGGCTCCCTTTCTTAGGGAAGTTTCATGTTAGAAAAGGAAGATTAAAATATTTAAATGAAGAACCTAATAACAGCTGACGGAAATACGGTTATACCAGCACCGTACGTACTTACTGTATCTGAGTTTAAATCACTTAAGATTGAAGAGCTGTCTGCTGTTTATTTCTTTGTGGACCACAGGTCTCCGTACGGAGTATACGAGGAGGAAGACAGGTGGAACCATATCATGGACTTACTAAAAGTTAAGTCTACACCAAAAATTAAAGCAGCAATAGAGAAGTACAAAGAGCTATCAGAAACTTCCGCAGTGAAGCTGTTAAAAGCTGCAAGAGAATCGGTAACTAAACTAGAGGCATATTTTAGAGATGTGGACTTGACCCTAGCAGATGACAACGGCAAACCTATATTTCACGCCAAAGACCTAATATCCAATCTGTCTAACATGGCAAAAGTGGTGCAAAGTTTAGATGAGTTAGAAGACCTGGTAAAAAAACAACAGCAGAAAGACAATCCTAATAGAGGAGGGGTAGTAACTAACAAGTATTCGCAGTGATATTCCAAAACACACACAACTTCTCTCCTGCAGCTAGAACGTATATTAGATCGGGCTATTATACAGACGCATTAAACGGAACAAAAGAGTATTATGAGTTTTGGGACACAGAACGAAACAGATGCATGTATGGATTTGAAGTAAGTGGCATCAGAATTACAGGCTACCACTACTTTTACCTTAATTACTGCCCAATTGACCGCGCAGTAGACGAAGTTCTCCCAGATGGGACAGTACAAGCACGCAGAGAACGTACATTTCCAGCATTCTACGACGGAGACTACAAATATTACCATGCAGTAGACACATGTAGGAAAGAAAACAAACATATGTCTGTACTTAAAGCCAGACGTAAGGGGTTTTCCTACAAAGCTGGGAGTATGCTAGCACGTAACTACTTCTTTCTACGTAACTCTAAGAACTTTGTATTTGCAGAACAGAAAGAATACCTAACAGGTGACGGACTCTTGTCTAAGACCTGGGATTTTATATCATTTATAGATGATAACACTGCATGGACACAGCCTCGTCTGACCGATAAAGAAATGCACAAGCAATCTGGGTATAAAAAGAGAGTTAACGGGACAGACGTAGCTCTTGGCATGAAATCACAGATAATTGGGGTATCTCTTAAAGATAATCCTCATAAGGTGCGGGGTAAAGCGGGTGAGCTCATATTCTTTGAAGAAGCGGGATCGTTCTCGGGACTTCTAACCGCATGGGAGATTGCTATGCCTACAATGAAACAAGGTTCTAAAACACTTGGGACTATGATAGCGTTTGGCACAGGCGGGGAAGAAGGACACGGATTTGCTTCATTAGAAGAACTATTCTACCACCCAGAAGCATACAACTGCTTATCATTTGAGAATGAGTGGGACGCGGGAGCTATGGGTACATCGTGTGGGTACTTTGTTCCTATATACCAAAACCTAGACGGCTTTATGGACGACTATGGGAACTCAATGATAGCAGACGCTAAAGAGTTTGAAGAAGAGGCCCGCACCAATAAGAAGAAAGCAAACGACGCAAAAGCTTTAGACCAGTACATAGCTGAGCACCCGTTTACACCACAAGAAGCTACACTTCAAACTACAATAAACATCTTTGATGTTACCTCGTTGAAAGAACAGTACAATAGAGTAAAAGCACATAACCTGGAAAAGGAAGGGACTGCAGGGTTATTGTACTATAAAGGAGAACAAGTGTCTTTCAGACCTGATCCTACTGTAAAACCAATCAATAAGTTCCCGCACAGAAAAGACGATGATTTAACAGGAGGAATAGTGGTGTATCAAAACCCATTCAAAACCAAGGAAGGAAACACACCTCACAATCTTTACGTTATCTGCCATGACCCTTATGCACAGAGTAAGAGTACAACCAACCAATCCTTGGGAGCAGCCTATGTAATTAAACGTCCCAACAATCTATCCAAGCCGGACGATATAATTGTGGCTAGCTACGTAGGAAGACCTCAAACACAAGACGAGTACAATAGAAACCTGTTCATGCTAGCAGACTACTACAATGCTAAGATTGGGTTTGAGAACGATAGAGGTGAGCTTATTGCATATGCCAAACGATATCGCAAATTGCATAAGTTGCAAGAAGAGTTTGAAATGTTGGACAAACGAGAGCTACGATCAAAGAACGTTAAACGTCAGTATGGTATGCATATGACAGAGCAACGTAAGCGACAAGGGGAGCTTTATATAAGAGACTGGTTAATATCACCACGAAGCAAAGATGAAGACGGCAATGTAAGATTAAATTTACATGACGTTTATGATGTTGGATTACTACAAGAATTGATTAAATTTAACCACAAAGGTAATTTTGACCGAGTCATGGCTTTTATGGTAGGAATGTATCACACTAGAGAGCTATATAATAAAGAGGTCGTTGAAAGCATTAACGATATGTCTCAAAACGAATGGTTCGATCGAAATTATAACTAAATTTTATACTTTTACAGGAATGTACGGAGCAGCAAAAATACCGCAGCAAAGACTCCCGCTAAAGAAGAAAACTAAGAAGTGGAGAGAGGAATGCATTGATGCTTTCATTAACCTATCTAAGTTCGGACTAAGCGAGAGGCGCAGCAATCTTAAGGCCCTATATGATTATTATAACGGAGAGGTAGATGAAACCGACTACCGCTATGTCATAAAGCCGTACGGCAAAAGCAGAGAAAACTTTCCGTCTAAGCTAAGGAACTACCCCATTATCAAACCGATCATAGATTTGTTGCTAGGGGAAAAGTCAAAAAGGCCACTAAATTACAGCGTTACTGTAAAGAACGCAGACAGTGTTAGTCTCAAGCAGCAGGCTAAGACGGAGCAGTTACGTAAGACAGTAGAAGCTATGTTCTTGAAAGAAATAGCAGAACCTAAAGATTTGCAGAGCCAGCAGGCACAAGAACAAAAACCACTTCTTCCAAAGCAGGTAGCAGAACAGTTTGAGCGTACATATGTAGATGACCGTGCCATTAAAGGACAAGCAGCTGTAAACTACATCATGTATGAACAAGAAATGTATGATAAGTTCCAGAAGCAGTTCTTCCACTTCCTAATAGCAGGAGAAGCATACTCCCACAAAGGAGTAAGACGCTCAGAACCTTTCTATGATGTAGTTAATCCTATTGATATTGACTTCGATAAAGATCCTGATGTAGAGTTTGTAGAGGATGGGGACTGGTCAATAGTTAGACGATACGCACACACGTCTACGGTTATAGATCAATTTGGGGACTTTCTTACAGAGCAGCAGGTATTAGAACTAGAAGATCCCAAGAACCAATCAGTAGATACGTACTTATTGTACAGATCAGAAGCTGCAGGTAATGGGGATAACGTATACCGCAATAGACTTGTTGAAGTAGTTACTGTATATTGGAAAAGCAGAAAGCGTATTGGCTTTGTGGAATACATAGATCCACAAACAGGAGTAGCGGAAGAGTTTGAGATAGATGAAGAGTACAAGATGCCACCAGAACTTAAGGCCCAAGGCGCTAAAACCAATTGGGAATGGGTAAACGAGGTATGGGAAGGCACTAAGATTGATGGCAGATTCTATGTAAAGATGACCCCAATCGCTAACCAGCGTACGTCACTAGACAATCCATCACTCTGCAAGCTCCCAATCAATGGGTTTAAGTACTCAGACATTAACTCTAATAACGTATCTCTAGTTAGTTTAGGTATACCTTTTCAGATTAATTACAACATATTCAAGTACCGCATGGAACTTGCTATTGCACGGTCTAAGGACATCATAGCACAGTTTGATATCAACATGATCCCAAAGAAATGGGACCTGGACAAGTTTATGTACTACGTAGAAGGCACAGGCATTGCCTGGGTTGACTACAACAAGGAAGGCATACAGCTTTCACCTCAGCACCAGTCTGTATTAGACATGTCTATTAAGACAATAGAACAATACATACTTCTCTTAGAGAATACTATGCAGGAGTGGGAAAAGATATCAGGGGTGAACAGACAACGACAAGGAACAATAGGTGCAAATGAAGGTAAAGGATCTTCTCAGCAAGCTATTGTACAATCAAGTCATATCACAGAAGACCTATTCCGCAAGTTCTCACGCTTTGAACAACGAGAGTTGCAAGGAATGCTAGACTACTCTAAGGAGGCTTGGGTATCTGGGAAGAAAGGTATGTATGTAATGCCCGATACAACTACTCAGTTTATAGACCTTGAGTCACTTGGGCACATGGAGTCTGAGTATGGAATCTTTGTATCTGACGCTGGAAGAGACCAAGAAAACATTAGACAAGCACGTGAGCTATCACAAGCAATGATTCAAAACGGGATGCCTGCATCTGCAGTACTCGAGTTACTTGATACTGAGAACTTCTCTGGTATTAAAGACAAGCTACGTAAAGCAGAAGCGGCACAAGCAGAACTTGAACAAGCTCAACAGCAGGCTCAACAACAGCAAATGCAACAGCAGATGCAAATGGACCAGCAAAAGATGCAGCAAGAGGGACAAGAAAAAGATCGTGACAGGCAGAAAGATATAGAAATAGCTTTGATTAACGCAGAAGCAAAAGACCAAGCTAATCGCTTAGATATAGACTTGCAGAAAATTATGCAGGACTACGACATTAAGCAGAAAGAAGTAGATCTTAAACGTGAAGCGTTATCTAAAGAAGGTGACCTCGAACCTAATGGGGAGTAATGGATAACGCTACTCGCCGGAGTTTATTGACAAGACACCGACAGTCTCAGTTTCCTGGGTCTATACTTGATGTATTCAAGGCACACGACCAAGGAATAGACTTACTTGGGGAGTTTGAGCAACAACAAATGCAAGTTGCGCAAACACCTCAACAGCAACAGCAAGGATTGAGACCCGCACACCAGGTGGGGAACGTTAATCAAAGTATGACATTCCCTAATGTCCCTCCTAACACTCCATTCAATACGATGGGCATGAAAGCCCCAATCGACATCAAAAAGTTTAATGAGCAGGGACACTTAGTCAAGTCATACGATAACGTTCCCCCAGGTGTACAAAATCTCCCAACAGGACCACAACGTGGTACAGTCATTGAGACTCCTGCTAATATGCAAAGTGGGGGAGTTATTCCTGGAATGCAACAATACGCACAGTATAACAACCTTAACCCAGAGTTAGCAGCAGCCGTTGCGTCTCGTCCTCAAAACAATGATCGCTTAACGTCGTCCACAGACGCACAAATGCGTCAGTTTAATAATAGGGGAGAACAGACTCGTGTAAATAAAGCCCAGACAAATGTGTCAAACAGGTTAAGCGCTGCAGGTAGCAATGCTTACCAGTTTCATAAAGACAAGCCTTTAGACGCTCTGGGCATGGACCTCGCAATTGCAGGACAACTACCTGTAATTGGGGAAGTAGCAGATTTAGCAAATGCTGGAATTAGTGGGGTGCGAGGCCTATACAATACTGCAGTAGGAGACACAGCAAAAGCTAAAGAGCAGTTTACATTAGCAGGTCTTAGTGCCGCTAGTGCAATACCGTTTGCAGGGAATGCAGTAGGTGCGGCTCGCATTGCTAAAGCTGGGCACAACATATCACACAAGGCACACACTCTTGAGAAAGGGGTAATTGGGGCTAAAGCCTTCAAAGCTAGTGCTTACGAAAGAAGGCAAGCAGGGGGTGTTCGTAAACTGCAAGCAGGAACTCCACCCTCGTTTGGGATAGATTCTGAACTATTAAAAGCTGGAGTAGCAGGTACAGAGAGTAGTGCTGGAGTTAATATGATGAATCCAGGTTCTACAGCAACTGGATTGTATGGGCAGCTATTTAGCGAGGTAAAAAATAGTTACCCAGGAACGCGAAAAGAGTTTAGCACAAACATAGCTGCACAAGATAGCATCTTTGATAAAAGACTCTACGAAGGTTTGAATAATGAGAAATCAATGATGAACAACCTTGAGCATATGTATAAAAACTATCCTGATCAAATTGCAAAAAAAGGATATAGTGCAGAACAGCTTGCAGGTATAATTAATATGCTTGGGAGACAGGGAACTAGAGAGTACTTAGGATATGTAGTCAGAGATAAAAAAGATTTAGCAGATGTATTCCCTAGTAAGTACGGTCCTAATGTTCCAAAGGAAAAGAAAAACAAAACTCCTGATGAGTACGCCAAAACAATGCAATCGTGGATAAATAAATACGCAAAAGATAACTGTCCTGGAGGAGACTGTGAGGAAACCACTCAAACCCAAAAGTACTTTAAACTGCGTAAGTGATATATTATAAGGTTTTTTGTAAAAAATAATTTTATAAGAAACAAGCAAACTAACTAATTAAATTTGTAAACATGCAACCAGACGACAAGTTAAACATAGACTCTCTAACCCTAGACAATGTCATAGGAGATGGAGTCGAAGTACTGCAGGACGACACAGAAGTCCAAGCAGAATCTCCTCAAGAAGTTGAGGAAGTAACAGATGAAATATCTGCAGAACCTAATGATAGGGGTGATGAAGACGCTGATGATGATGAATATCAACATGAGCAAGAAGATCAAAACTATATTGAAGATGAAGCAGACGAAGATGTTGAAGCAGAAAGCGGAAGCGTAGCCTTTGAAGTTGCAAAAACTTTAGGGTTTGAATTAGACGGAGACTATGAAGATT